AACGGCTCCAGCTGCCCATCGGGCGCATCGAGCTGCGGCACTGTCACGCTCTCGCCCGGCGCCAGATACTTGAACACGCCGGGCTCGAAGTTGCTCACCCGCTCGTTGTCGTACACCTCATCGCCCATCAGCTCGCCCTCAGGGCTGGTGATGAACCCCATCAATGAGCTGCTCGCACGCGCACGCACCACCTCCGCCTGCTCATAGCCCGACAGCATGTGCAGCCGCTGGATGGCACTCGCCAGCCACGGCACACCGCGGGTCTGGCCGGGGCGCTCCATCACATAGAGGTGTAGCACCTCAGCAGCAGGCACCAGCCGGTGGCGTGCCGTGGTGCTAGGTCCGAACGATGAGTCGCCAGGGTGCTTGGTGAGGAACGCATACTGCACCGGCCGGCCCCAGCGGTTCAGCTCCACGCCCATCCGCCACTCATTGCCCTCGATCGTGCTCGGGCCGTTGTAGTTGTCGTCGAGCAGGTCGCTCTCGATGATCTCCAGCGCGAACGGCACACGGCTGCCACCGAATGGCTGCCGCACCATCCGCACGAACACCTCGCCGCTCTCGGCCACCGCACCGATCAGCAGACGCTCAATGTCCTGGAAACTCAGCCGGCCCGCGGTGTGGCAGGTGCCCTTACGGCTCCAATCCGCCCAGGCCAACTCGATCGCATCGTTCACCGCCTGATCCAACCGGCCGCCGCCACGCTGCATCCGCACCTGCGCCTGCATCCTGATGCCGGTGCCGATCACGTTGTTGCGCACCGCACGGATCGCCTGCCGCGCATAATCGTTATCGCGCACCAGCTGGCGGGAGCGGTTGCGCAGCCTCGGCAGGCTGCCCTTGATTTCCGCATCAGCGGACGTGCCGCCTGTCACCCAATCGCTGGTCAGCCGGCTGACCCGTGCGCCTTCATACATCCGCCGGCGCGGCATCGGTGCCGGGGTGCCCCGCTGCAGCCAGCCGAGGATCGAGGATCGGATGCCCATCAGAAGCGCACGAAAAGGTTATGGGGGTTGCCGAGGCCGTTGGCCTGCAGCTGCGCGGCCTGTTCGCGCTTCACGCTGGCCTTCAGATTAGATTCAAGCGCCAGCAGATCGGCCAGCTCCATCTTCTTCAGCCGCCGGCTGCCGATCGTGTACTCCGCCACCGCACCGCCCGAGATCATCGCGCGGATCGCAGCCTGCACCGCATCGAGATCCTTCTGCGCCTGGCTGCGGTTATCAACCGCGGCCGGTGTGCCCGTGTAGGCCAGGTTTGCGTCAATCTCGAACTGCCCACTGCCCAGCGTGACCGTCTCGCCCGCCTTGGTGGCCACCGCCTGCCAGTAGCCGGTGTCGTCAGGATGGAAGCCCTCGGTCGTCGCAGCCGTCAGGCTGAACTGCCAGCCCTGCCCATAGGCCGTGCCCACAGCCGTGGCGCCGTGATTGTTCCGATCGAATCGGAAGTAGTAGGTGAGCGTCCAGCCGGTCGGGCTGCTGATCGCGTTGCCGAACACATCCGTGCTGGCATCGTCGCGCCACTTGACCGTATCGCCTTCAGTTATCCGCGCAGGGAAGTTCACGGCCTCACCAGCTGTTGACGAACGCCGACGCTCCGGCTCCTCCCGATCTTAGGCGCGGCTTGCGTGGCTCAGCATCCCCATTCTGCAGGCGCTTCTCCAGCTGGTCCCACACAGTTCTCCGGTCGTATCGCTGGTAAATCCGATGTACCGCTGCGTACGCGTACACCATGCAGTCCAGCGCCTCATTGCGCGCGCTCGGTTTCTTCACCCACTCCCGCACCGGGAAGCCCTTCACATAGCGCAGCGCCTGCTTCTCCGCCGTCAGCTGCTCGAAATACTCAGCACCCGTTTGCGCATGAAAGTGCAGATAGCCCGGCCCCGGCTCGTTGTGCTTCAACCGCCCGAACAGCGTGGTCTTGATCGTGTCACCACCGACCGGGAACACCAGCGCGCCGCGCTTCAAGGTCTGACCCTTGGCGTTGATGTCCACCTTCGTCGGCTTGCCGATCGGCGCCTTGCCCCTCTGGCTCTGACCCTTGATGGCGATCACGCCCTGCGCCTGCCGCTCCCGCGCGTACTGGTACACCTCCGCCGTGGCGTGGCCGCCCGAGTCCACCGCCACCACATCGGCCCGCAGCTTGCCGCCACCAGCGTGCTCCCACTGATGCAGCACCAGCAGGTCCAGCTGCTTCCACACCTCCGGCCGGCACGGGTCGCCCATGATCTCCTGGTGGTCGATCAGCCAGCCTTCTTCATCACGGCCCCACGCCCACACGCTCACGGCCAGGCGATCACCAGCGGATCCACCGCCGCCCTGCACGTCCACGCCGATTGTGACCAGCAGCGCACCATCCGGTAGCTGGCCGGCCTTGTACGGCTCACACCGCTGCAGCAGTGCATCGGCGCTCACCTTGCTGGCAAAGTCCTCCTCCCACGTCTCCGCCAGCCGGGTGTTGACGAAGCTCTTCAGCATCGGCGCATCCGACTTCGCCCGCAGGAAGTCGTCCACCATGTCCGCCCAGCTCAGCCAGCCCAGCGGGGAATACAGCCCACTGAGCTGGAAGCCCGCCGTCTTGCCATCGCTCGGTGCCGTCGCGCGCCACTCGCCCTGCCGCAGCATTGCCGGCTTGTGGATCTCAGCGAACCGCTCACGGCAGTGCTCGCACTCATACACCGCCGTTGCCGGGTCGTTCTTCTCCCACTTCAGCTGCGGCCACTTCAGCCACTGCATCGCCCCGCAGCTCGGGCACGGCACATAGAACCGCCGCTGATCGCTCCGCTCAAACTCCGCCTCGATTCGGCTGAAGTCCTTCACCGTTGGCGTGCTGGTGAGCAGGATCTTCCGCCGCGCAAACGTGGTCGCGCGCTTCTCCGCCAAGCTCACCGGATCGCCTTCGCCATCCACATCAGCCGGGAAGGCGTCGATCTCATCCATAAAGATGTACCGGCACGGGGTCGAGCGCAGACCCGTTGCGCTGTTGGCACCCGTCAGCAGCATCATTCCGCCGGGAAACTCCTTGGCAAACATCGTGTTGCCCGAGTCGCGCGCGCGTGCCGGTGCGATCTTCTCCGTCAGCACCGGCGTCTCGCTGATCAGGCTCTCCAGTCGCTGCTTGCTCAGCCGCTTCGCCATCTCCACCGTGGGCTGTACCAACAGCATCGGCCCCGGCGCGTGCGCGATCACATAGCCCAGCCAGTTACTGCCGCTCTCGGTCTTGCCGGTCTGCGCCGCAAACATCATCACCACCCGCTGCACGTTGCTGGTGGTGCTCAGGCAGTCCATCGGCTCCCGCAGATACGGCGTCCGGTTAGTCCGCCACGGTCCAGGCTCCGCTGATGCCTTGCTGCTCAGCCGCCGGTGCTTGTCCGCCCACGCGCTCACCGTGAGCGGTGGCTCCGGCCGCAGACCATCCATGAACGCATCGCGCCAGACGCTCATCGGTCTGCCTCCACCAGCGCCAGGAGCGCGTCGCGGTGCTCATCGCTCAGCAGCTGGTGGATCACCGCAGGATCCGTTTCACCCGCCAGCTGGTGGCTGAGCCGATCAGCCAGGTTCGACAGCGCCTCTCTCACGCTGCGTCCAATCTGAAACGCCTGTTTCTTCACCTCATCCGCCGGCACCAGCTCCTTGCGCTGCTGCGCCACCTGCAGCTTGGCCAGCTCCGCCTGGTAATGCTCCCGCCGTGCCCGGCTCTCATTCAGCTCCGGGATCGCATCATCCGGCAGCGCCTCGATCGCCTCCCGCAATTCCCGCGGGCTGGCCGGTAGCTCCAACTCCACCGGGTCGGCCACGCTCACCTTCGCGTTGTGCGTCGCCTTGGTGTTCCGGTTCCACAGCTCGAGCGCCAGGTCGCGGTCCAGCCATCGCTTGCCGTCCTTCTCCACCACCGCAGCAGCGATGCGGCTCTTGGTGGCCGCGGTAACGGTGCCCTTGGCGCAGCCTTTCAGTGCGGCGAACTCGCTAAACGTGACTAGCACTAGCGTTGCGCGCCCTTAAGGTTCGACAAAATCATAGTGAACTATTGAACTATCAAACAGCTGGGGAGCCTATGGCCGTTCTTCTCACGCTGAGTCCCGTTTGAGACTGATTGCGCCTGACGCTAGAGAAATGCCGCGCGCGCGAATTACCCACGACCGATGGCGCCGGGAGGACCCGCGAGCGGCCTCAGCGTGCGCTTGCAACGGCCTTCTCGAGGCTGCTGCGTAGGTAGTCCCCAAATCGACGCTGAACGGCCTTGGAGCCGATCTCAGCCATTGGGAAGCGTGGCCGATACCTGCTGCGCTGCTCGGTGGCGATGAAGTAGGGGAACAGCTGCTCGCGGCTGCGGCGGTAGATACCGGCCGGGCGATCGCCGCCCTTGGGTGTGCCAACAAAGAAGCCACCGCGTGCGTTGCCGTTCAGTCCCTTCTGGATGCGCTTGATGGTGCTGAGGCTCACGTTGCCCGAGCCATCGCGCTTGACCAGCGATGTGGGCTGCAGCTGTGCGCCTGCGGGGATAGTGCGCGTGCCCACAATCTCAGCGAGGAACTTGCGCTCGAAGCCCTTCTGCGGTCGAGCACCACCATGGATGCCGAAGCGCAGGTAACGCGCGCGGTCACGGCCCTGCTGATCGTTGGCGAAGACCTTGGCCTCCAGCTCCCGCTTGTTGGTCTTCTGCACCAGGAAGGCGGACTGTGTGAACTTGTTGGGCTTGTCGAAGTATTGGCGGGTGGCGCCGTTGAGTGCGGTGCGCACGTCGAACGCTGAGGCGTTGAGCGCCTGGCTGATGGCGAAGGGAAGCTGCTTGGTCATGGTGTCGGTCCACCTGATGGCCTTGGGCAGCTCTGACTGGATGTCGAGGGTGAGGGTCGCCATGCGCCAAGGGTAGGCAGGGAGGCCGAGCCAAGGAAGCGAAATGGCGTGAGCTTGACCGTCACGCTTGTAACGCCTGCGTAACAGGGGGTGTTACATCAAGACCGATTGCGGGGCAGCGGGTCTAAGCCCCCCGTAACCATGTAACAACTATTTTTAAGAATAGAATTATTTATAAAGGGGGGTCTAAGAGGGTTCACACACACATGTCTCTCTGTAAGAGAGAGAGAGTATGTCGGCCAAAAACCGTTACACCGTTACGCTTTTTGCTAACCCGTTGCAGCGCAAGGGATTTGAGCCGTAACAGCCCCTGTTTCACCCCCGTTGCAAGGCCGAAATCCGTAACGCAATCGCCCTGGAGATGGCCCCCACACCCCTGAAACGGGTGGCCCCTGCCTTGCTCGCACCGGGCAAGCGGCCGAGCACTGTTGCCCAACTGTGAGACCAGGGGGTGTCACGCAGGATCGATGCCAACGCCTCGGCGGTGTTGCTGACCAGCAGCTGATCGGCGTCCTTATCGACCCGCAGACCATGCCTCCCGAGGCTCTCCTGAGCCTGGCGGCTGGACACGTCCATGTCGTTCATGGTGTGGCCGACGATCTCGACCAGCTCACCCAGGGTGCGGGTGACGGTTTTCTCATCAGTCTCAACTCGGACCTGATGTTGGAGGATGCGCTGGATGCAGCGTTGCTCATCGGGCACCTCAGTGGTTTGGCTGTAGGGCTCCCAATCGTTCTGATCGATGAGGGTGCGCGCCTGCTCTGGTGTGGGCACCTCGCTGGACATCAGCGACCACGCGCCGGCGAGGAGGGTGCCGTACTGATCACCGAGGCGCTGCGAGTCGAAATGTTCAGCCGCGGCCTTGGTGAAGATGCGGACGCTGGCGCGGATGGTGGGGATCAGCGAAACGGTGCGCGCGATGAGCCTGCGAGCTGTCTCGTTGGTGATGTGGCGATCGAGATCGCGGTCCAGCTGCTCCCAGTGGGCGATGCGCTCGGCCTTGGGCAACTCGTTCGGTGAGCGCAGGGTGAGCTGAGCGAAGCGGCTGCGATCGGCGCCCTGCTTGAGAGCGGTGGCGATGGATGACATCAGGAACATCGAGCGGATGTTGAAGCGGGTGACATCACCACCGGGGCTGCCCTTGAGCATGGTTGCGTGAGACTCACTGGACGCAACACGAGCCAGCGCGAGGATGTTCTGCATCCGCACCTGATCGGCCTTCTCGTTGGACTCGGCCTCATCGAACACAACAGGCAGAGCATCACAGCGGAGGGTCTGGCGGAGGCCGGCCTCAGTGGTGTTGCCGGCAACGATGAGGCCCATGTCACCGAGCAGGATGGCGACGTAGCGATCGAGGATGGCGGACTTGCCGGATCCAGCTGCTGCAGTGAGCCAAGCGTGCGGCCGCCAGGGGAGGGCGCCGCAGATCGGCGCAAGGGTGACCCAACCGGCGAGGAGCAGGCCGGATGCTGGCACCTCCCAGTGGAAGCGTTCGGCCAGCTCGCAGATAACGAGGGCCTCGGCATCGCTCAGCGGCTTGGTTGAGCCCGGCCCCTCCAGCTCTGACATGCGCTGGTAGAGGTATTTCGACTTGAAGGGTTTAAGAACGGGGTGACGCTTGCCATCGACCACCAGCTCATCACCGAGGTGAAGGATGGTGCGCTTCTCATCCCACCATGCGCCGCGGCCGCGGATCCGATCGGGGTTGTAGAAGCCACGTTCAGCGTTGATCGCAAACAGCATGGATGCGGCCTTTGTCCAGTCAACGCCACCACGATCAGTCGGGCATAGCTCGCGCCAATACTTCAGACCGGCAAGAGAGACCAGGTTGGTTGAGGTGTGCGATGCGCGGGTGAGGCGCACCACCTGGCCGGTGTTGTGCGGGCGGTAGTAGTAGGCATCACCATCGAAACCGAGGCAGGTGAAATGGCGATTTGCATCGAGATCGGGAAGGTCCGGCTCGGTGTCGGGCTCGCCCTGCAGTTCCGGCTGCTCGGGCAGCTCAGGATCCAGCTCGAGGAAAGAGGAAAGGTTGGCCTTGATGTAGGCCGCGGCCTCCTCTGGCGTCCAGGTGGCATCAGCCAGATCCCAGCCTTCAGGTGAGCCTGCTGGTGGGGTGACCATCTGCACGCGATCGACGGGGAGGCGGAGCAGCAGCTGCGCGAGGCGATCCATAGCCTGCTGGCCAACGGCATCAGCATCAGGCCAGAGGATGACGCGACGGCCGGCCAGTGGTGACCAGTCAGCCTTGTCGATCGCCTTGCAACCTGATGGCCAGGTGGTGACGACAGCGCGGGGGTAGAGCTTGGCTGCTGCATCGGCTGCCTTCTCGCCTTCAACGATGAGGACGGTGCCGGTGCGACTGCGCAGCTGGTCGAGGTTGAGCAGCGGTCGAGGCGCTGGTGGGGCCTTCCATTCCCAGCGGCTGCCGGACCACCAAAGGGGGCGGATCTTCTTGCCGGGGAAGCGGCAGACCAGGAAGCTGTCGCTGTAGCGCCAGACGTTCTCGGCGCCCTTGGTTGGAGGTGTTGGGCGCTGCGGGGCGATGCCGAGGTGCTGCTCGATGCGCTTGGCTGCTTCGGCAAAGGTCCAGCCGGTGCGGCGAAGGAGGAGATCCATGCCATTGCCGGCACCACCGGACTGGTTCTTGCCGCCGCACTGATTGCAGAACCAGGAGCCGGAGCCGTCTTGGTCGTCGAAGCGATAGCGATCCTCACCACCGCACAGCGGGCAGGGCTGATGCTTGTCAGTGAGCTGATCGCTGGAGAGACCAGCAAGGGCGCCAAGGATTGACGGCCAGTGGCCGATAGCGAGATCTGTGATGCGGGTCATCAGAAAAGGCCGAGCGTGTACTGCTGAACTGCGAGGCGGTTGTCTTCTATTTCTTGCTTGCGTTTGGCCTCGAGCGCGCGAAGACGATCCGGCCAATGTTTGGCAGCATTGGTGATCAGTGGATCGTTAATTGAACATCCGCGGATGCGATCGAGTTTGTAGATGTCCTCCTCGCCGGTGTATGCCTGATAGAGCACATCGGCGGTGATCAGGTCCGCCAGTTGGGCGCGCATCTTGCGCTTGAAGCGATCGGAACCTTCTAGGGAAAGGCTGAGGCCGCATTGCATACGGTGGCAATGCTTGACAGCTTCCATGCCAGCTCGCAGTGGGCAATCACCTTGCGGGCACTCCGTCATTTCTGCTCCTGCTGCATGGCGTTAGCGATGAGCTGCCGAACAAAAGCTGAGCGGGATAGGAGGAGGCCGGCCTGCTGATCGAGCCAGGCGATCTGCTCGGGTGGCAGGTCGAGGGTGATGGTGCGGCGCTGTTGGCGCTTAGGCTGCATGGGGATCGCTGGGGGATCGCTGGGGAAACTCTAGCGGCATTTCGACCATGCGCAACGCATCGCCAACGGAACGCGCCACGCCGGCCACACCACCACCAGCTCGCACGGCATGGAGCCACTGCTGCTGCGTAGGCGCCAGCCGGCCCGTTGCCGTCTTGACCTCGATGCTGGTGAACACGGCAATCCGCTGGCCGACCATCTCAGGTGTCACCACCACTGTGCGCCAGCCGATTAGATCTGCGGATCCGCGTGCGAGACCGAACTGCACGGGCCTGCCGGTGCGGGGGTCTGGCAGAGTCCCCGTGTTGTTCCTGAACAGCCTCAGATCAGGCCGCAGACCGAGCGCCAGGCGGATGCGCTGCTGCAGGTCGGTCTCGGCGTTGGCCACGTCAGGCTGATCGGCTGCGCGCATTGTGGATCCGATAGGCCCATCCGGGCGAGTAGCCGCGGTTCTTAGCGACCTGGAGCAGCTGCGTGAGAGTGCGAGCGCGACCGACTTCAGTGCGCTTGGCGTGGCGCTCTTCGAACTCGATCACCTTGGCGGTGCGCTTCAGCTCGCGCAGCTCACCATCCACCTGGCGGAGCTGCTTGGGTGGTGGCGCACATGCTGCGCCGCACACAGGGCAGGTGGGCGCCGGCTTGAACGCAGCGAAGCAGCTGGGGCAGGTGCGCACTGATGGCGCTGCCTGGCCACCACCGCGGCCAGAGCGGAGGCGATCGTCCAGCGACCAGTCGCGCGGATCATCGGGGAAGCCATGCCGGTGGACGTTGCCGACGTGATCGAGGATCACTGCTGACTGCTTGCCTGGTGCTGGCCTGAGTACGCGGCCAACCTGCTGCAGGTAGAGGCCGAGGCTGGCGGTGGGGCGCAGCAAGATGGCGCAGCTGGCGGCCGGGATGTCGAAGCCTTCGGAGACCACATCGACGGTGACCAGCACCTGCAGCTCGCCGGTGGCGAAGCGGTTCACGATCTGATCACGATCTGGTGATGAGCCCAGCAGCGTGGCCGCGGCGATGCCTGCTGCGCGGAACGATCCAGCGACGTGCTCTGCGTGCTGAACGGTGCAGCAGAACGCGATCGCGCGCTGCCCAGCGGCCAGGCGCCGGTAATGCTCGATTGCATTACCGATGACGGTGGGGCGATCCATGCGCTCAGCGCAATCCCCCGCTGCGAAATCGCCTGCACGTTTGGCGAGTCTGTTCAGATCTGCACGCACGGGAGGCGCGTAGATCCTCGCCGGGCTGAGATAGCCCAGAAAAACAAGGTCCGCGACAGACGGGCCGAGAACAAGGCGGTCGAAGACTGCCGACAGGCCGCGACCATCCAGTCGAACGGGGGTAGCGGTGACTCCAAGGCGGAGGGCATCAGGCCAGTGGCCGATCACGCTTGCCCAGCTGCCTGCGGTGGCGTGGTGCGCCTCATCAATCAGGATCAGATCGGGGGAGGTGGTGACACGCTCCAGCCTGCGGGCGAGCGTTTGCACAGATGCGACCTGAATTGGTGCATTTGCACCAGGGTGACCAGCGGCGATGATGCCGTGCTCGACACCGGCCAGGTCCAGCTTGTGGCTGGTCTGGGCGATCAGTTCACGGCGGTGGACCAGGACAAAGGCGCTGCGGCCGCGGGTCGCCAGTGAACGGAGAATTTCGGCCATGACGATTGTCTTGCCTCCTCCGGTGCACATGACAAACAACGGAGCGCGTGCGCCATCGCGGAAGGCGAGGCGGAGATCGTGAACAGCGCGCTGTTGGTAGTGACGGAGAGTGAGACTCATTGGACTAGACCCGAGATCGCCGTAGTGGTATCCGAGTCGAAGCCCGGAAAGCCAAATGATTTCAGTGGCTTAGCGGGAAGAGGAGTGACAAGGGAGGAACCAATGGTAAGCTCTGAGAGCCCCGAAGACTGGGAGGGATTGGAGAACGCCGAATACCACCGCCACAGCGCGGTATCGAAAAGCCACCTCGATCTGGTGGCACGCAGCCCGCTGCATTACTGGGCGCGGTATCTGGACCCGAACCGGGTGGAGCCTGAGCCGACGCCAGCGATGCTGATCGGCACTGCACTGCACACCCACGTCTTAGAGCTGGACCAGTGGGACCAGCGTTATGTGATGGCGCCGGAGGGCATCGACCGCCGCACCAAGCAAGGGAAGGCGGAATGGGAAGCCTTCAGCGTGGCTGCCACCGGCCGGACGGTGATCAGCAAGGCCGACGCCGATCAGGTGATGGCGATGGCGCACTCTGTGTTCCGCCACCCTGCTGCTGCGATGCTGCTGGCGTTGCCAGGCAAGGCTGAGACCACGCACATGTGGACCGATGAGGCCACGGGTCTGCAGTGCAAATGCCGGCCGGATTGGCTGACCGATGACGGCAGCCTGATCGTGGACCTCAAGACCACTGAGGATGCGAGCCCGGCAGGCTTCAGGAAGTCGATCGCCAACTGGCGGTATCACGTCCAGGCCAGCTGGTATCTGGGCGGGCTGACGCAGGCGACAGGCCAGTGCCCGGATCAGTTCATCTTCATCGTGGTGGAGAAGAAACCACCCCATGCAGTCGCGGTCTATGCCGCAGACGTGGAGATGGTGGTGGCCGGCACCAAGCAGGCGCGGCTCGACCTTGAGACGCTGGCCGCCTGCAAGGCCGCCAACAGCTGGCCTGGTTACAGCGACCAGATCGAGACCATCAGCCTGCCGCCTTGGATGCGGCCGCGGCCGGATGGATCCATGCCCACCATCACCGAGATCGAGACCTTCTGACCATGAAAGCCAAACCGCTTCCACCAATCACAGAGTTGCGCCGCAGGTTTGCGGTGCGCAGCGATAGCACCCTAATTCGCAAGCTCAATGCTGGCGGTGGCCGCAAAGCGGGCGATCCTGTCGGGTCACCCATGCGTGGCGGCTATCTGGCTGTCAGGATTTGCGGCGTGTCCTTCTTGGCACATCGCATCATCTGGGCAATCTGTAACTGTGCCGATCCTGGCGATTTCGACGTTGACCACATCGACCGCGACAAAACCAACAATCGCCCCGAAAACCTGCGACTAGCTACCCGCAGCCAAAACTGCGCAAACAAGTTCACGAACGGCATCCACCAGCGGAAGTCGTCTGGCAGGTTTCAGGCTTACGTCTACAAAGACCGCACCTGCGTTCACCTCGGCATGTTCGACACCGCCGAGGAGGCAAGAGCTGCGCACGCTGCAGCCAAAACCCAACTTTTTGGTGAATACGCTCATGTCTGATCAGTCCACAGCACTCACGACCACCAACGGCTCAGCCTTTAGCGGCATCGCGGCGTTCGAGGACGCGCAACGGATGGCCAAGTCGCTTGCCAGTTCCACGCTGGTGCCGCCGCAGTTCCAAGGGCAAGCAGGCTTTGCAAACTGCTTGGTTGCCTTAGAGATTGCGCATCGAATGCGGATGTCACCCTTCGTTGTTGTCCAAAATCTCCACATCATCCACGGCCGGCCGAGCTGGTCGAGCCAGTTCATCATCGGCCTGATCAACGGCTGCGGGCGCTTCAGCCCGCTGCGGTATGAGATCAGCGGCGAGGGCGACAGCATGGCCTGCTACTGCGAGGCCACCGAGCTGAGCAGCGGGAAGGATCTCAAGGGTCCGACCGTGAGCATGGCGATGGCCAAGAAGGAAGGCTGGGCCACCAAAAGCGGCAGCAAGTGGCAGACCATGCCCGAGCTGATGATCCGGTATCGCGCCGCGGCCTTCTGGGGCCGGCTGTACATCCCGGAGCTGCTGGTGGGCATCCAGACGCAGGAGGAGGTGCTCGACGTGGAGCCGGTGACGATCACCGAGGCGCCGGTGAAGGCCAGCATTGAAGAGTTGAACCAGAAGATCGCCAAGACGGCGACAGTAGAGGAGAAGGAGGGAGTGCTTGATGACGAAATCTTCTGAGGCTGGTTATCTCCAGCCGCGTGAGCTGGCTGAGCGGTGGCGTGGTGTCGTCACGCTGAGCACGCTCGACAACTGGCGCAGCCAGAACCGTGGGCCGAGGTTCGTCAAGATCGGAGGCCGCGTGCTGTATCCCGTCGCGGAGGTCGAGGCGTATGAGCTTCGGAACCTGCGCGGGATGCCAAACAATCCACCCAATCAACCGAGACCATGAGCTTCAAGCTGAACCTGAGCATCTTCAAGAGCACCAAACCCGAGAGCAAGCTGGACTTCTCCGGGATGATGAACGTGAAGGTGGAGGAGCTGGACGCCTTCTGCGCGTTCGTGATGAGCCAGACGCCTGATCAGTACGGCAGCGTGCAGGTGCCGATCAGCGGCTGGAAGAAGACCAGCAGCAAGGGCCTCGCCTATGTGAGCGCAGTGGCGCAGCCGCCGCGTGACTGGGTGCCCCCGGTGACCGCGCAGAGCGCCGCTCAGAGCCTGGCCAAGGCGACTGACGGCGTGGTGAGCGAGATCACCGAGGCTGATCTGTTCTAGAGCTTCATCAGCTCACACTCGAGGCGTGCGATCTCGTTGACGGCCTGCTGCAGCAGCTGCTGCTGGTAGCAGGCTTGTTTGAGGAGAGCCGCGGCCATGGCGCCCGCATCCTTGCTATCGAGCAGGGTGCGGGCTTGTTTTTCGATCTCGAACTGCTGCTCTGGCGTGAGCTGAACCGCCATCCACTCTCCGAAGTTCACAGTGCTACCGTGGCGGGGTACACATGCACGATAGCGAACCTGTGAAGTGCCCCAAGTGCGGGAACGACAGCAGCACGGTGGAAGGCGTGAACAACGCCCATCCAGACCATACGGTGCGCAAGCGGCGCTGCCGGAGCTGCGGCAAGACGTGGAACACGGTGGAGCTGGAAGTGCCCACCTACATCTGCGGCTGGGAGCGGCTGGGGCCGAGCGGCCAGAGCAAGCCATGCCTGCGGGTGCCGGTGCAGCTGCAGGTGCCGGAAGTAGAGCCAGTGTGAAGAACTGTCACAGCGATTAGCGCAGTGCCCCGGCAAGGGGGCATACTTAGCGCACGGCCAACGAGGCCACCGCTCCTCAGTCATGACCAGCCCCGCCTTCCTCACCGCCGACATCCTCTACACCCTGGAGAAAGCCGGCTACACCCTCGACCAGTTTGTCGAATTCTGGGGCAGCCTGCTGATCGTGGAAATCGGAGGAAACGGCACTCGTTGGTATGACCGCCGCCAAGTCGAGGCGTTCATCGCCGCCTGAGCCCTCCGGGGCTCTCCCTCTACTCCACAAACACCACCATGAACCGCCTCAACAACGCCATCTGCCTGCTGATCGTCGCGGCTGTGTTCGCCATGATCGGCATCGAGTCCGGCAACCAGTCCGGCGCCACCCACTCCGGCAACCAGCAGCTGGTGGAGGTGCGCAAGTGACACACCCCATCACACCACCCACTGAGCTGGTGTCGTACTGGAACAATTTGTCGTTAAGCCTTCGAGAAATTTTTGTGCTTGTTGCCCAATGGGGAGCAGATCAGGAGTTGGAAGCGTGCTGTGCCATTGCACTGACAGATCCTGTCTGTGGCACCAAGCACCAGCGGCGAATGTTGGTGAGCCACATCCAAGAGCAGCGCCGCCCCAAGCCGCCGAGTTTGAAGGAGCAGGCGCTGGAGGCGTTGCGTGAAGCTGAATCCAGCGGGTGCCTTTATGTCAACGGTCGCAGTGACACCATCCGCCGCGCACTGGAGCAGCTCGATGACTGAACGCCGCTTTTACTTCCAGATCCGCAGCGCCAACGTGGTGGAGTGCATCACGGCCCACAGCTTGTGCGAGGCCAAGGCCATCGCTGCTCAGTCTTGGCTGCCGTGGTGGTCAGAGCTGGAATGGCTGAACCCTGAAACCGTCACCGATCCCAACTGCCATGCCTGAAGTCACCGGAGCGATGTTGCCCTGGCAATGGGCAGAGGATGAACCCACCAGCAAGCACGGCGACGGCATCAGCCGGCCGCGGCCCAAGACCCGCACCAAAGAGTTTCGCCTGATCGTCTACCCCGTAGGCGCCAGGCCGATGACCTGGATCACTCGCGCCGAGAGTAAGCGGCACGCGATCCGCTACGCGCAGAACCGCTGGCCGGGCGCCACGGTGGAGGTGGCGTGATGGCTGACCACATCCGCGCCAAACTGGAAGCCCTGATCAGCGATTCCGGCATGTTCAATGCCGGTCGGCAAGAGGAGCGTGTGCGACTGGGCAACCTGCTGCGGGTTCGCCTGGATCAGTTGGCAAACCTGCCAAGCCATCCGCACATCTCCGCGCGCCGCGAGGAGCTGCTCAACATTCTTCAAGCCCTGATGTCCTCATGACTTCCCAACAGCTGGACCAGCAACGCGCCGACATGATGGAGAGCCTCTATCAGCACAGCGGCCGCGATCAGCTGCCCTACGGCCACCCGCTGCGCAGCACTTACACCGGCCTGTGGGATGAGTTTGCCCACGATCTGGCGGCCAACTTTCGCGACACGCCTTACCCCGAGCTGCTCGCCCGCGTGGTGCGCGCCATGGATGCCACCGAGTCGGTGTTCAGCCAGAAGCAGGCGCAGCAGGCGATCGAGGTCTGCCGTCAGCAGTTGCTTGGAGATAAGTGGCGATGAACTGGCGAGCGTTATGCCTAGAGCTGGCCGATCGGCTAGCTGAGCATGTACCGGCCGATGATCCGCTGCTGGTTTATGCCCGGCACGGATTGGTGAAGCGGACGCCGCAACCATTCGGCCGTGGCGAGAAAAACATCGCAGCAGTGTTAACTCCTGAGAAGGTCCGTGAGCTTCGCAGGCTGCGCGCTGATGGGATGAGCTACGGCAAGCTGGCCATTCGGTATGGCATCAGCAAGCATCATGCAGCGCGCATCTGCGCGCGTAGGCAATGGGCATGGGTCAATGACTGATCAGATCAACCCCGATCACTACCGGATGGGCGGCCTCGAGTGCATCGACGCGATCGAGGCTGCGCTGACACCGGAGGAGTTTCGCGGCTACTGCAAAGGCAACGTGATCAAGTACACCTGGCGGGAGCGCCACAAGGGGGAGACGGTCTCACTTGCCAAGGCGCGGTGGTATCTCAACCGCCTGCTCGGCAAACTGGAGGGATGATGCACCTGCCCGGTCTGAACCTGATCGAGCGACTGGCGCTGTGGATCCTGGTCCGCAGCCCCCGCACCAGCTTGGTGGTGGTGAAGGAGCACCTTTGGCCGACCGTGTTCGTGGCGGCCGATCCTACGGATGATGTGGCCTGCTACGTCACCAATGGTGAGCGGGAGCCAGCGTCAATGCTGCTGGAGCGCCTCTACCACCAGCCCAGCTACGGCGAGGAAGAATGATCAGCCTCCACGCCGGCAGGCTGCTGCTGTTCTGCGATAGCGCAGATCGGACGTGGCACTGCCGGGTGGTGCTCGGGCCGAAGCCTGAACACCAGCTCGAGGCCGACACCGGCGCCATCCGGCTGCAGGATGCGCTGCTGCGCGCCCACTCGATCTACAACGCAGCGGTGGTGCGCATCAGGCCGGTGACGGAGCCGCGGATGTGCTGGGACTGCGTGCAATGGGACCAAGCGCGGAAACGCTGCAGCCTGGACTTCCCAGAGGCGAAGCAGAGCGGCGGCCGCTACGCCACCCGATGCGAGGTGTTCCTGCCGGCAGACTGAAGGAAGATCAGGAGCACGGGCGATGTTCGGACCGGAGGTGATCAGCCGCACCGATCGAGATGGCGGCTACATCGAGACGCTCATGCCGGTGCATGGCGAGATCTACTACCGCAGCTGCGTTGGTGGGATCTGCCGCTACTCAAGCG